TGTGATTGGTGCAAGCGGTGAAAGGCTGATTGCAGGTGTCAGCATTGCGGTTGATAAGGAAGTCATTCCTTATGGAAGCACAGTGGTGATAAATGGCAAGGAATACATAGCACACGATTGTGGCGGTTCCATAAAGGAAAAAAGAATTGATGTTTATACATCAAGCCATGAATCTGCCTTGGAATTCGGTGTGCAGTATGCAGAAGTATTTATGAAAGAAAGGGGTGAATGAAATGGATGAAAAGCTGATTTATAGTGGACAGGCCACTGTTGAAGATTTATGCAGATTGCATGAATTAGGTTATGAATTTGTGATAGAGGATGGTGCGATAACAAATGTATTACACAAATAACCCTGAAGCAGATTGGGATGCATATTGTGCAGAAGAAGAAAGAGAAATGGAAAGGCTTCCAAAGTGCAGTGAATGTGGGGAACGCATCACGGATGATGAATGTTGGGTGGTCAATGATGAAATATACTGCCCGGAATGTGCTGAAAAAAACTTCCGCAAATGTACTGAAGATTACATGGACAAGTAAGCACAAAAGATACCTGCACAAAAAATTGAATACTATGCAGAAGGGGATGTGCTGAAAACCATTATTTATGACAAAGATGGCACTGCCATTTTTGAGAATATAACAAGGAGATAGAATCATGAAGCATTATTTGAATGTATGTGATGTGAATGGTGCTGAAGTAGAACCTGTTGATGTAATTACTTTTGGAAGCCCATGTCAGGATTTATCAGTGGCAGGGAAAAGGGCAGGCTTAAAGCATGAATCCAATGGTGATGATGAAACAACAAGAAGTGGGCTGTTTATGGAAGCGGTTCGCATCATAAAAGAAATGAGGGAAAAAGATGGATTGGAACAATTACGAAGTGGAAGGACAAATGAACATATTCGACCTAGATTTGCAGTGTGGGAAAATGTACCCGGAGCCTTCAGCAGTAACAAAGGAGAAGATTTCAGAGTTGTGCTTGAAGAATTGGCAAGAATCAAAGATGCAGAAGTATCAATTCCTTTGCCTGAAAAAGGAAAGTGGAAAACAGCCGGAGAGATTGTCGGTGATGGATGGTCTATCGCATGGAGAACACTTGATGCTCAATACCACGGAGTCCCCCAACGAAGGCGTAGAATCTTCCTTGTCGCAGATTTTGCAGACGAATGTGCCGGAGAAATACTATTTGAGTGCAAAGGCTTGCCTGGGTATCCTACGGAGAGCAGCGAAAAGGGGCAAGGAATTGCCGGAGATTTTGCGGAAGGCATTAGAGGAACAAGCAAAAGAAACAGCATAGTTCCATACACCTTAAAAATCCGCAGTGGATGTGAAGGCGGTGGGAAAGGTGCTTTGATTCAAACCGACAAATCAGCAACACTTGCTGTGGCACAGGATCAGACATTGTTTCAGCCTATTGCATACGGAATTTGCAGTTATGCAAGCAACAGTATGTTATCTGACAATCCGCACAGTGGAATCTATGAAGCGACAACAAGCAGAACACTTGATTTGAATGGTGGAAATCCTGCTTGCAACCAGGGCGGTATTTGTATTTGCGAGCCTATTGTAATGGATATGACACACGCAGATGATGTGTTGCGAATTTATGAAGATGGTGTTGTTCCTTGCCTTCAGCACAGAATGGGAACAGGTGGCAATCAAATTCCACTTGTGGCAGAGCCTATGTATATTGATGCTTCTCATGCGGATGATGTTGTGCGGATAGAGAACACTGTCAGTTTACAAGCAAGAGATTATAAAGGTGGCAAGTATGTTGTGCAACCTATTGGTTACGCAATGCAGGCCATAGGAGAATACAAAGATTGTGATTGTGCTAGTGCTTTAAAAAGCAGAGATTACAAGGATGCCACAGATTTGGTGTGCGAGCCTGTATATGGTGTTGATTGTAGAAATGGTGTGTTGAATGATGAATTATATCCAACACTGCAAGCAAAAGAAAATGGTGGACAATCACTCAATTACATGGGGGCTTTACTTCAAAAAAATATAAAATACATAGTCCGCAGATTAACACCAACAGAGTGTGCAAGATTGCAGGGAATGCCTGATTTATGGTGCCTATTATCACAGATTGATGATATGTCAGATGAAGATTATGAATTTTGGAAATTGGCACATAAAACCCATGCAGAAATCAATGGGAAGTCTTACAAAGAGAAAACCAAGAAACAGATGATTGCCTGGTATAACAAGCTTCAGATTGATGGTGCTGAATATAAGGCATACGGAAACGGAATGGCACTTCCTTGTGTAAGGGTTCCTATTCATGGAATTGCAAAGCATGGGGCAAAGACCATGGCAAGCCTTTTTGATGGTATCGGTGGATTCCGCTTGCAGGATTGATTGATGGCATACAGACATTATGGACAAGTGAAATTGAACTGTTTCCTATTGCAGTAACAATAGAACGGTTCCGGGAATTTGAGAAATACGGATGTTTCACATTCGGTTTAGAATGCAGTAATGCAAATTTATCAATAGAAAAGGAGAAAGAAGAAATGGGAAATGAAATGGAAATGAATGTTCAGGAATTTACACTTCCTGAAGCAATCAATTTTAACTATGAGGAACTGAAGGCAATGATTCAGGAAAGATGTGATTTCTATGAATCAGCGGTCTACACAGAAGCAGAAATCAAGAATGCCAAGGCTGACAAGGCCATGCTGAACAAACTGAAGAAGGCACTGAATGATGAAAGAATCAAGAGAGAAAGAGAGTACATGCAGCCCTTCAATGATTTCAAGGCAAAGGTGAATGAAATTATCAGCATCATTGACAAGCCGGTATTGATGATTGATTCCCAGGTGAAAGCATTTGAAGAAAAGCAGAAGGAAGCAAAGAAGGCAGAAATCCTTGCATTCTATGAAACTTTGAATGCACCTGAAGAATTGAACTTTGAATTGATGTTTGATTCCAAGTGGCTGAATGCATCCGCAAACATGAAGAACATTCAGGAAGAAATCACATTCGGTGTTGATAACTTCAAAGCAAACATGGACATGCTTTCAAAATTGCCTGAATTTGGCTTTGAAGCACAGCAGGTATATATCAGATCACTTGACTTGCAAACAGCCATCAGTGAAGCCAATAAGCTTGTAGAAATGGCACGATTGAAAGCAGAAAAAGAAAAGGCTGCTGCTGAAGCTGAAGCATGGGAACAGGCAGAGAGAGAAGCACAGAAGATTCATGATGAAGAAGCACAGTTTGCAACAGAAATCATTGCGGATGGTGTGCCCACAACACGCATTGCACCTGAAAGACAGTGGGTATATTTGCAGGTGAATGTGTCAGGAACAGAAATGGATGCTTTGCGTGATTTCATGAGTTTAAGAAACATTGAATTTGTAGAGATTTAGGAAGAGGTGAAGGTATGAATGCGTATGAAAAACTTGCGATTGTTCAGGGTGAATTGATTGCACCCAAAAATCAGTTCAATAAGTTTGGCAATTATAATTATCGTTCTTGTGAAGATATTCTTGAAGGACTGAAACCCTGCTTGAAAAAAGTGAAGGCAGTGGTGCAGATTTCTGATGAAATGATCCTGATTGGTGACAGATATTACATAAAAGCAACAGCCACATTGATTGATTGTGAAGATGGGTTTTCAATTAGTAACACTGCATATGCGAGGGAAGAAGAAGCCGTGAAAGGAATGAGTGCTTCACAGGTTACCGGTTCGGCATCATCCTATGCAAGAAAATATGCGTTGAATGGTCTGTTTGCAATTGATGATGTGAAGGATGCAGATTCAAGGGATAACAGCAAGAATGAACCTGAACAGAAGAAGGCAACGGAACAGAAAAAGCCGGCACAGTCAAAGGTTGAAGCTGATGAACAGAAGCAGGCAGAAGAAGAACAGAAGAAGATTGAAAATTCAAAGATTTCTGAAATTAAACTGAAAGCCCTTCTGAAAAGATGTGCAGATGATCATGTTGACACCAAGAAAATCATGCAGCTTTACAAGGTAAAGAGTTTGGCAGACTTGAATGAAAGACAGTTTGCGAACATCCATGAATTTTGGGAAAAAATCAAGGGGTAGTTGCTTATGGAATTCACAGGACAGATTCAGAATGTATCAAGGGATTGGCAAACAGGACAGTATCACATCACATTCACAGTGAATGAAGGCGGTGCAATCAATGAGGTGAACAACATCAAGGATTGTGAAAAGCTTTCTATCAGGGCGGTGAAGTACAGAAACAGAAGAAGCCTGGATGCCAATGCACTTCTTTGGTTATGCCTTGGAAGGATTGCTGAATCATTGCACACAGACAAGTGGGAAGTATACCTTCAAATGCTGAAGCGGTATGGAAAGTTCACTTATATATGCGTGAAGTCGAATGTTGTCGATTCAGTGAAGGCACAATGGCGAGAATGTGAAGTTATTGGTGAAGTGAATATCAATGGGCAGGAAGCCATTCAGATGCTTTGCTATTTCGGAAGCAGCACACTTAATACACAAGAGTTTTCTGTTCTTTTGGAAGGTGTGATTTCTGAAATGAAGGAAATGGGTTTGGAAACACCAACATCACAAGAAATGCGGATGGCATTGGAAAGTGTGAAGAAGAATGAAGAAAACAAGGATTGATATTTCCGGTTTGAAATTCGGAAGGCTTACTGCATTAAAGGTGGCAGGAAAAACAAAAAGCGGAAACACATTATGGTTTTGCAGATGTGATTGCGGAAAAGAAGTGAATGTTTGCATTTCAAATCTTCGGAACGGACACACGCAAAGTTGCGGTTGTTATTCAATAGAGCAAAAGAGGTTGAGGAAAACAAGAACCACTCACGGGATGAGTTATTCCCGGCTATATCGCATTTGGAAAGGTATGAAACAAAGGTGCCTGGATCAGAATTGCAATGGATATAAAGATTATGGTGGCCGTGGCATCATGGTATGTGATGAATGGAAGAATGATTTCCAAAGCTTTTATGTTTGGGCAGTGGAAAATGGGTATTCTGATAAATTGACCATTGACAGAATCAATGTGAATGGCAATTATGAACCGGCAAATTGTCAGTGGGTTGATGCAAAAACGCAAAACAGAAACAAAACAAATACAAGTTATATCACATTGAATGGGCATACAAAATCAATCGGTGAGTGGCATGAAGAACTTGGAATTCCCATAAGCACTATTGTGAATCGAAAAAACAAAGGGCTTCCTGCTGAAATGATATTGAAGCAAGGCAGACAGATGAAAGGATGAAGGCACAATGGGGAAAGTGAAAAGGCTGCACAGTGTATTCACAGATGATATGGACCATTGCATGTTCACCGGAGCTGCACCTGTGGAAAGGCATCACATCTTTGGTGGACCAAACAAAAAGAGAAGTGAGAAATTCGGCTTTATTGCCCCATTAAGACCTGATTTGCACCCAAATGGAGTATTAGCCGTTGATTTGGCACTAAAAACAAAGGCACAGGCCTATTATGAAGAACATTATGGAACAAGGGAAGATTTTATCAAAGAATTTGGAAAATCGTATTTGTAGAAAGTGAGGAAAAAAACATGAACAAAGTAATTCTAACAGGCAGATTGGTAGCTGATCCGGAAGTGAGATATTCCCAGGGAACAGAACCCATTGCAATTGCAAGATACAGATTGGCAGTAGATAGAAGATTCAAAAGAGAAGGTGAACAGGGTGCAGATTTTATTCCTTGTGTTGTATTCGGAAAACCTGCCGAATTTGCAGAAAAGTATTTCAAGAAGGGCATGAAGATTGGTGTTGTGGGAAGGATTCAGACCGGCAGCTACACCAACAATGATGGGCAGAAGGTATACACCACAGATGTGATTGTGGAAGAACAGGAATTTGCAGAGAGCAAGAACGCATCAAACAATACAAACAATAATGAAGCACCTGCACTTGCATCTGAAGAAGATTTCATGGATGCATCCCAGGAAGAACTTCCGTTTGCATAGGGGGTGTGAACATGGCAATCAACAGCAAACAGAAGGGTGCAAGATTTGAAAGGCATCTTGCCGGCTTGTTCCGTGATTATGGCTACACAGATTCAAGAAGAACAGCACAGTATTGTGGCAACACCGGTGATGCATCAGATGTTGTGGGCCTTCCTGGAATACATATTGAAGCAAAGCATCAGGAAAGAATGCAGTTGTATGATTGGATGGAACAGGCAAAAAGGGATTCCAAGGGAAGTGGAAACTTCCCTGTGGTATTCCACAAGAAGAACAATGCAGAAATCCTTGTGACCATGCGGTTTGAAGATTGGATGGACATATACAAGGAATGGGAAGCAGCACAGACATTGAAAGGCGGTGCAGAGAATGGGAAAAGTTGACCACAAACCCACACAGAATGAAAGGATTTTATCTTACATAAACACTTTTGGCAGTATCACACAGCTTGAAGCATTGCAGGATTTGGGTGTCATGCGTTTGGCTTCCCGGATTTCAGACCTTAGAAGCCTTGGTTATCCCATCATAAGTGACAATGTTTCAGTAAAAAACAGATATAGTGAGAAGTGCCACATCAAAAGATACAAAATGGACAGCAAAGGGGGGAATGTGTAATGGCTAAAAGGGAATCAGACATTGACAAATTTGCAAGGGAAGCTTTTGAAAGGGGCCTGACATACAAGCAGGCCCAAATGGAAGAAACCCTTGCCCTTATTAAGGCAGGGAAACTTGAAAAAAAGGAAGGGAAGAAGCATGGCGGATGTTAAATGGATCAAGATAACCACGGATGTGTTTGATGATGAAAAGATTCTTTTGATTGAAAGCCTTCCTGATGCCTATGCAATCATTGTGGTGTGGTTCAAGCTTCTTTGCCTTGCCGGGAAACAGAACAACAATGGTGTGTTCATGATGGGGCAGATGCCTTATACAGATAAAATGCTTGCAACCATCTTCAGGATGAAGGAATCCACAGTGGCAATGGCACTTCAGACATTTGAACAGTTTGGAATGGTTGAAATCATTGATGGTGTTATCACAATCCCTAATTGGAATAAGCATCAGACATTGGATGCTTATGAGAAGAAAAAGGAAAGAGATAGGCTGTATCAGGCAGAAAGAAGGGCAGTGCAAAGGGCATTGGTGAAAAAATCGTCTGACAGTAAAGCGATTCAATCGTCTGATGTCGCTGTTTCAGATAAAGAAGAAGATAAAGAAGAAGATAAGAATAAGAAAAAGAAAGAAAATAAAAAAGAAACCACACACGATTTATTCAATAGGCTTCTTCCTGACTATCTTCTTTCAGAAAACCTTCAGGCAAAAATGATTGAATGGATAACTTATAAAACCGAACGCAAGGAAGCATATCAGGAACAGGGCATGAAAACACTTTTGCGAAGGATTGAAAACAGTCGAATAGAATATGGTGAATCGGCTGTATGTGATTTGATTGATGAATCTATGTCAAATGGTTGGAAAGGCATTATATTTGACAGATTACAGCAGAAGAACAACAACCGGCAGCAAGGGAAAAAAGAAATGGTTCCTTCTTGGATGTCAAAAGATAAAACAGATTATGGTGACATGGATGCCCTTGAAAAGGAATTGCTTGGTGAAAATGACCCTGATCCGGCATTGGAAGAAAGAATCAACGCATTAAAAGAGAGATTAGGAAGGGAGAATTGAGAAAATGGAAAATTCAATATCAAGAAAAAAGTCTTTTGACAGCACATACATGAATAAAATCCGTGAAGAATGGAGTCAGGCCTGCAAACGGCTGAAAAATAGCGGATATGACCTTTCAAAAATTGAAATAATCAGAGAGGAACAGGGATGATGAAAGCAAGAACATATTTGGAAAGGATAAAGAAGATTGATGCCCACATTGATGCCCGAATTGACGAGATTGCAACCTTGGATGCACTTGCCAAAAGGACAACATCAGTGATGGGGGAAGAAAGGGTGCCTGCATCTTCTTCCCAGGATAAGATGGCAGACATTGTTGGGAAGATTGTTGACCTGAAGAAAGAACTGAATGAAGAAATTGACCGCTTCATTGGTATGAGAAATGAAGCCCGGAAGCTGATTGATGAAGCATGTGATGCTGATTGCAGCCGGCTTCTGCACAAGCGGTATATTGGAACCTATGATGAAGAAAAAGACAGGGTTGTATTCAAGACCTGGGAACAGATTGCAGTGGAATTGGGATTCACATATCAGTGGGTATCAGACGGATTGCACCAAAGGGCATTGGCCCAGGTGCAGAAAGCATTGGATGAAAGAAAAGGAGAATAGACAAATGGAAGTAACAAGAATTTATAATGTGCAGATCACCAAAATCATCAAGGATGAAAGGGAATTGAAACCCAAGGAAGATGCAGCTTCTTCCTTGAAAACCATCCTGAAGATGGGATTGGATGTTGATGATGTTGTGGTTGAAAATGTGCAGGATTTTGAAATGGGGGAATAAGCATGGCAGAAATAGAAAAGACTTGTGAAAATTGCAAATGGGAAGAAGAAGAATTTGAAGGTTCACATTGTAGGCATTGTATTCATAGTGCAGAAGAACGATTTGAACCGAAAAAAGTAAATGAGAAGTGTATTGCTGAAATAAAAATTGATATGGATATGTTGCAGAAAGTGATTGAAGAAAAAATCAAAGAATTTAAAGCGGATATTCAGGCAGTGCGGAATGCAACCATTGATGAATTTGCAGAACGGTTGAAAACAGATTATGTGAATTTTGATATGTATTATATTTTGCAAAACAATAATATTGTGTCTGAACATACAAGCCTTATAACCTATCAGGATATGATTGATGAAATCGCAGAAGAAATGAAGGGCGGTGCGAAATGAATGAAGGAATGTTCAGTGCAGTGGTATTAGGAACACTTGTTGAAGGAAGTGTGGCAGAGCAGTTCAAAAAAGCGGTTGAACCTTATTCAACAGAAGAAGCAATAAAAGCCTTTGTTTATAGTGTCATAAATGGGGATTTGAAGATTGCTTGGAAAGGCGGTGGCAACAGTGAAGATAATGTTTGAATTAGAAGCAGACGAACAGGGAACACCAATTGAAGTTGCAAATGCAATTATAAAATGCGTTATGGGCAAAGAATATTATCCCTTTGAATTTAATAGAAATGCACTTTCTGAAATTGCAGGGCATATTGAAGTGTATTTGAAACATTGTGAAGTGAAAGGCGGTGCCCATGAAGAATGTGCGACTTTGTGAGAATTGCGGAAAATATGGCATGTCAGTATGTGACAGCCGAGAAAAGGATGAACTTATCCGCAGAAGAAGGAAATGTGTATATTGCGGTGCTACATTCCGCACTATGGAATTAAAAATTGAAGAATATGAAGAAATGCAGAAGGAATTGCAGGGATTGCATTCTTTCATAAAAGATTTGAAAAAATTTTTATCGGAAAAGGTAGGTGATCTGAATGATTAAAGATTCAGGAGAAAGAACACAGTTTGAAACAGGTGCGGTGCGTGATATGCACACCGGGAAGGGCAGAATGGACCTGTTACCATTGACAGCGGTGATTGCATTATCAAAGCACTGTGAAGAAGGTGCATTGAAATATGGGGAACACAACATTGACAAGGGCATCCCACAGCACAGCTTGTGTGATTCAGGAATGCGACATCTTATCAAATACATGCGTGGGGATATGGATGAAAACCACTTGAGGGCAGCTTGTTGGAACCTGATGTGGGCATTGGAACAGTCTATTGTGAAACCGGAACTGAATGATTTGGTGTGGAATGAAGGTGGTGCAGAATGAGAGAAATATTGTTCAAAGCAAAGAGAAAAGACAATGGTGAATGGGTGGAAGGGCTTATTTGGAAAAAGAAATTTAACACAAGCAAAATTTTCATTAGTTATTTCCCTGACAAGGATGATTATGAGGATGTGGTTGTTGTTGATTCTGACACCATCTGCCAATACACCGGCTT